TTGGCAAGATCAAGCTTAGAGAATGTGTGGCCAGTAGCTTTTCTGTACTCGCCGCACTCAGTTGTTTTGTAGACCTCGTAAGGCCAAAGAGGTCTGTTGCCAAAGTTTTTAAGGATCCAAACTGGCGCAAACTTGTGTTTGTACCAGTATGGCTTGCCAGCAAATTTCTCAGCAATTATCCAGTTGTTCATGTTTTTACCTCCATTACTAATATGGGCCTATTGACGTTAGAAGTCAAGGGGTAGACAAAGTTTTTTTCAAATTAATTTTTTTCAAATAAGCTGCTTGACTAAATGAATCGAAAAGATTACTGTTTTTGGTAAGCTTTGAGAAGATAGCTCTGGTTTACCTCAACAAGCTATTTTTCATTGTTTGACTCCTTTCGGCGGTTTGCAGTTTAGTGTGAGATTTATGGGAGCTGCAAACCAAATTTTATGTTGAAAAAAACTAGCCTGGCAGTTGGTCATCTCTCTGCCAGGTTTTTTTATGAGCTGGGAAAATGGCTAAAGTTTACAAAATAAGAGTTACAAAACCACAGATGGAAACTATTTGTGAGCGTATTGCTGAGGGTGAAAGCTTGACCAGGATATGTAATAACACAAAGAGCTTACCAAGCTGGAGAACTGTGCTGAGATGGGTGCAAGAGAATGATGATGCTCATACGATGTATCGTAAGGCTAGAGCGTTGCAATGCGAAGTTATGAGGGATCAGATACTTGACCTGGTTAACATGGCTTTACCAGACGATCCTAAGCTAGCAATGGCAGAAGTACAAAGAAGAAGATTACAAGCAGATCATATGGATAAGCATATTAGACAAATGCAGCCGTTAGGCGTTAGGGATAAAGCTGAAGATAAAGCAGCTGAGAATAATGGCCAGGTAACTTTGTCCTGGGCGAATGGGAACCTGGAGATAAACTAGGATCAACGTATTTTTGTGCAAACATTTTGGCAGTGATCTCGCACACGAGGGATTTGATTTTGAATTTTGTTTGCCGATCTTCTGTAATCGTTGCTGAGTATAGAAATAGTTAGCGGTAACTAACCGATATGGCTGCTATTTTACAAAGTTTGACCTGGTTTTTTTAGAATTTGCCTACCCCTGGTACCCCAAAGCAAGCCGCCGCTTGCTATATCTAATATATATCAGATAGGGAGTGTCTGACACATGAACATTGAGATTCCGTATTCACCTAGACCGCTCCAGGCAAAACTGCACAATGCCCTGGTCAAGAGTCGCTGGGGAGTTGTGGTATGTCATAGACGATTTGGCAAAACAGTAATGGCTATAAATCATTTACTGAGGGATGCGATACTGAATGATAAGACGAATCCCAGGTATTTTTATATAGCGCCTACATACCGCCAGGCTAAGGCGGTGGCATGGGATTATCTAAAGCAGTTTGCTGGCAAGGTACCGATGGTTAGGTTTCACGAAACTGAGCTGCGGTGTGATCTACCGAATGGTGCAAGGATCCAGCTGCTCGGAGCAGAAAATTATGATGCGCTACGAGGGATCTACGCTGATGGTGCTTGTCTGGATGAGATGGCAGATATGCCGGAAGCTTTGTTTCCAGAAGTGCTGCGGCCAGCATTGTCTGATAGAAAAGGCTGGGCGTTCTTTATTGGAACTCCAAGAGGGCATAATGCTTTTTTTGATTTGTATGAATCAGCTCAAAACAGTGATGAATGGTTTACCCAGGTTTATAAGGCCAGCGAAACTGGTATAGTTGATGAGCAAGAGTTACACGCTGCCAGGCAGATAATGACCGAGGACCAGTATGAACAAGAGTTTGAATGTTCCTGGGTTGCGAATGTACCTGGTGCGATTTATGGAAAAGAGCTGCAAGCCGCCCAGGAAAGTGGGCGCATAGGCAATGTTCCATATGACCAGGCGCACAAAGTAGATACCTGGTGGGATCTTGGTATAGGTGATAGTACCGCAATCTGGTTTACTCAGAATGTTGGTAGGGCAATTCATGTTATAGATTTTTACGAAGCTCGCAATGAGGGATTACCGCACTATGCGAAAATACTTACATCGAAAAGCTACTTCTATGGAAATCACAATGCGCCACACGATATTGAGGTTAGAGAGCTTGGCTCTGGTAAAAGCCGCAGAGAGATCGCATACGATCTTGGAATCAATTTTAGGGTTGTACCGAAGCTTCCAGTTGAAGATGGCATACACGCTGCGCAGATTATTCTTGGTCGTTGTTGGTTTGACCAGGTAAATTGTAAGGCTGGCCTGGAAGCTTTGCGCCAGTATCATCGAGCTTACAATGAAAGATTGAGAACATTTAGGAATAGTCCAGTACATGATTGGGCGAGTCATGCAGCTGATGCCTGGCGATACTTTGCGGTTGGAATAAAAGAAAACCGAGGTTTTGATAGACCGCCGCAAGCAATAGCAGATAGTAACTATAATCCATTGGGAGTAGCAATATAATGGGATTCCTTAATCCAAAAGTGCCAGCGCCGCCGCCAGTAGAGCCGCCACCGCCAGCACCGCCTATGGATGTTGTGCCAGATAGCGCAGTAACTTCCGTAGACGAAGTAGAAGATAAAAGAAAAAGAGCTAACCGAGTTAGTAGACAAAAGACCATTTTAACTGGATCTCAAGGTTTGTTAACTGAAGCTCCGATAGAATATAAATCATTATTGGGAAGTAAGTGATGGGCGCAGAAACAAGCGATCCTGGTGGCCAGGACACAATAGACCAGGCTGAAGAAGAAAACATGATAGCTGGAATGACTACTGCTGAAAGTGATGCAGCTATTTCAGAATCTGGTTTATCAATGGGATTTGGTGATTTTGCTGGCAGCACTGCTCTTGCTAATCAAGAAGATCAGACATTAACTGGTAATATATTAACTGATGCTCTTGTTCCAGGTATTGGCACATTGTCAGTAATAAATGCAGTAAGCGCACAACAGACACAAGCACAGTTACAACAAGGTGCTGATCCAGTTTATGGATCAAGCGGTAATGTTGTGGGAACTATGGGTACTGGTTTGTTTGGTGGCACTGCATATACTGGATCTCCAGAGGGCGATCCGAATCCTCCTATGGGCGGTGATGATAATAATAACAATCAACAACTTATGTCAGGGAAGCCAGGCCAAAGCGGTAGTCCAGGACAAGCCGTAAAAGGTGTTTCAAATACTACGTCAAGAAGAATTAAGCCTAAAGCACCAGTTAGAGCTGGATCACTGATACCTAGACTTTATTCAATGAGCGGTAGAGGTAGAGGGCGTGGGATAAATACATCATCCCAGGGCATACTTGGATCTGCGCCAGTACAAAGAAAAACTTTATTAGGAAGCTAATATGTCAGAAAAACTAGCTGATGAACTTGTAAAAAGGTTTGCATCATTAGAAAATCAAAGAGCAACCTGGGAAACTCACTGGCAAGAAGTAGCTGATTATGTTGCGCCCAGGAAAGCTGATATAAACAAAGTTAGATCACCAGGAGATAAAAGATCAGAACTTATTATGGATGGCACTGCTGGTCTTGCAGCTGAGCTGCTAGCAGCAAGTTTGCATGGTATGCTTACAAATATGTCCACCAAATGGTTTTCATTACAGTATCGTAATGACGAACTTAACATGAATGATGCAGCAAGAGAATGGCTTGGTGATGTTGAGCGTGTAATGTATGGCGCTTTTGCCAGGTCAAACTTTAATGAACAGATACACGAGCTTTACCATGATCTAATTACTTTTGGTACTGGTGTTATATTTATTGAAGAAGATGATGAGTTTCAGCTTGGTTTTTCAACCAGGCATATTTCAGAATGTTATGTTACTGAAAATGAAAAAGGCCGTGTAGATACTGTATATCGTAAATTCAAAATGCCGCTAAGAGCGGTAATACAACGGTTTGGTGCAGAAAGCATATCTGCAAAAATGCTTAAAATGTCTGAAGAAAAACCTTATGAGATGATGACATTGCTTCATGCGGTTTACACCAGGGATGAAAGGGATATTACAAGAGTTGATGCTGGCAACAAACCAGTGGCTTCAGTTTATATAGATCCAGAAAATAAAACTATCTTATCTGAGGGCGGCTTTGACGAGTTTTGCTATTGTGTTCCCAGATTTTTAAAAGCAAGTTTCGAGATAGGTTATGGTCGTTCTCCAGCCATGACCGCCCTGGCAGATATTAAGATGCTTAATAAAATGTCAGAGGTAACGATTAGGGCCGCTCAAAAACAAGTGGATCCTCCCTTACTTGTTCCAGATGATGGTTTTATCCTCCCCATTAGAACTGTACCTGGCGGCCTTAATTTTTATAGGTCTGGCACTAGAGATAGACTAGAGCCATTGAATATAGGTGCAAACAATCCTATTGGTTTGAATATGGAAGAACAACGTAGGAAAGCTATACAATCAGCTTTCTATGTTGACCAACTTATCCTGGGCCAAGGACCGCAAATGACGGCAACCGAGGTTGTGCAGCGTACTGAAGAAAAGATGAGATTGTTAGGACCAGTGCTGGGAAGATTACAAGCGGAGTTATTGCAGCCATTGATAACCAGGAGCTACAATATTTTAGCCAGGAAGAATCTTTTTAAGCCAGCTCCAGATATTATCCAGGGCCAGGATTTTGATATTGAATATGTATCACCGCTGGCAAAAGCTCAAAGAGCTGGCGATGTTCAAAGCTCGCTACAGTTTATTGAACTAATGCAGCCGTTGGCCCAGGTAGATCCTGGTGTTATTGATTACCTAGATGCAGACAACCTGGTCAAACATTTGATTAGTGCATTATCAGTACCAGCAAAAGCAGTGCGAGGTGATGACCAGGTAAGTGAGATAAGAGAACAACGACAAGCGCAGCAAGCACAACAACAACAGTTAAACCAGGCGCAACAAATCGCTGAATCAGCTGGTGCAGCAGCGCCGTTAATAAAGGCTACACAATGAGTATTGACGAGCTTAGAGCAGCTTATAAGCTTTTATTTAACACAAAAGATGGCGAAACAATCTTAAAAGATCTGGAAGCTAGGTATCATGTAAATGGATCAACCTTTTCTCCAGATGCAACCGAAACGGCCTACAGAGAGGGCCAGCGTACTGTAGTCCTATTTATTAAAGCAATGCTGGCCGATAAACCAAAAAGAGAGGACATAGTAGAAACATGAGTGAAGAAGCCCAGGTAGCGGAAGCTCCAGCCGTTGAAGATGCTGGACAAGCTCCGTCTGCGCAGCCAGCCGAATATGATTGGCGCTCAGAAATTCCAGAAGAAATAAAAGGACATAAATCATTAGAAACAATCCAGGATGTACCTGGATTAATAAAAAGTTTTGTTCATTCACAATCCATGATAGGTGCTGATAAAGTAGCCATACCAGGTAAACACGCCACCGATGATGATTGGAATGTTGTTTACGGCAAACTCGGTAGACCGAATGAAGCAAAAGATTATAACTTGGCAGCTACAATACCAGAGGGCCAAGTAAAAAATGAAGAAATGTTGAACTGGTTTCAGAACACGGCCCACGAAGCTGGGTTGTCGCAGCGCCAGGCAACATTATTATTAAATAAATTTAATGAACAAACTAATAATCAACTCAGCACTGACCAGCTCAATGTTCAAGCTGAGGTGCAAAAGACAACTCAGGAGCTGCAAAAAGAATATGGGCCAGCTTTCCAGGATAGAATGAAAGTAGGTAACGGCGTTCTTCAGCAGTTTGGTAATGTTGAGATTGCAGATATTGAATTAGCTGATGGGCGGCGTTTAGGCGATCATCCAGACGTTATAAGGATGATTGTGAATGTTGGTGAGTTTATTACCAAAAAAGTCGGTGAGGATAGCTTAGAGGGCGTTAAAACAAGCAATGCTCTTGGACCTCAAGAAATAAATAATAAAATTGTAGAAATGACCGCTGAAGATACACCTTACTGGGATGCAAAACATCCTCAGCATAGTTTCTATGTAGACGAAGTTATGAAGTATAGGGAGATGTTAAGTGCATAATAAAGAGTTTAGATTAGAAGTTTTAAGAATGGTGCTGGAAACTGGATCAGGAAGAATCATCGATGATCCAATGGAAAGAGCTAATAAGTATTTACAATGGTGCGAAGCTGGAGATAAACCTGATGGTCCTCCAAAAGAAAAACCAAGTAAAGTAGTCGAGATAAGCAAAGGCCCTCGCAAAACCAAATAACCTTACGTCTGGATTCCCAGGTAGCGTTTTAATTTTATGAACTAAGGAGTATGTAATGAGTTCACAAATCACTACTGCTTTCGTCAATCAGTTCAGCTCCAACGTACAGTTATTGTCGCAGCAAAGAGGTTCTTTGCTACGAGGTTCTGTATCTGAGGAATCTGTAACTGGTGAGAAAGCCTTTTTTGACCAGGTAGGTGCAACCGCTGCGGTCAAAAGAACTTCAAGACATCAAGATACACAAATTCTTGATACACCACATTCAAGACGAATGGTAACTATGGATTCTTATGAGTGGGCCGATCTTATAGATGATGCCGACAAAATAAGAATGTTAATTGATCCTACATCAACTTATGCTCAAGCAGCTGCTTCAGCAATAGGTAGATCAATGGATGATGCAATTATTACTGCTGCAACTGGTACGGCAAAAACTGGATCCAGTGGAAGCACAGATACCTCAATGCTTGCTGGTAATATTATTGCTCATGGATCAGCTGATTTAACAATAGCCAAGCTCATAAGTGCAAAAAAGATTTTGGATGAGGGATCAGTAGATCCATCAATCCCAAGATATATTGCCGTAGCTCCAGCTCAAGTAGAAGCTTTACTTGGTACTACACAAATCACATCAAGTGATTTTAATACTGTAAAAGCTCTTGTCGCTGGTGAAGTGGACACTTTTATGGGTTTCAAATTTATTATGTCAACCAGGTTAAGTGTGGCATCCAGCATCAGAACTTGTTTTGCTTGGGCTGAAGATGGAATCAAGCTTGCCGTTGGGAAAGACGTAATGGCGAAAATTGATGAGCGTGCTGATAAGAGTTACAGTACTCAAGTCTTTTATTGTGCAACCTTTGGTGCAACACGAATGGAAGAAGCTAAAGTAGTTTCTATCCTTTGTGATGAATCAGCTTAATTGGGAGATAGAACATGACTACAAAAAATTCTGATCTCGTAGCCAATTTTGAAGCTACATATACAATGAGTGATGCTGGTTTGTTAACTGGAACAACCAGAATTGCTCAAGGAACTGTTGAACTAGCAGCTGGAGATAGCACTGATAACGATATTGTTATGCTAGCTCCAATACCGACAAACGCTAGAATAAGCTCATTAAAGATAGGCACTGACACTTTTGGTAGTAGTTGCACATTTAATGTTGGTTTATACACTAGCGCTGGCGTGGTCAAAGACGAAGATTGCTTTGCAAGCTCCGTTGCTGATGCAGCTGCAATGACAGATGTAAGATTTGAAGCCGCAGACATAAGCACTGCTGGTCAAGAAGTTTACACTATCGCTGGTGATTCTACAGATCCAGGCGGACACTACTATGTTGCAGCAACATTTAATGCAACTGGCGGTACCGCTGGTACAATGTCATTCATTATTGAATACGTTATAAACTAAAACTTTAGCAGCGCAGCAATGCGCTGCTTTTTTATAGGAATTATTATGGCTTCAGTAGTAGATATTTGTAACTCAGCTTTGAATCAAATTGGTGCATCTAATATTATTTCTCTTACAGAAGATAGTAAAGCTGCCAGGATATGCAATCAAAGATATGAGTTTGTAAGGGATGCAACATTTAGATCACATCCCTGGAATAGTTTGATTACCAGGCAGACACTAGCACCTGATGCTGATGCGCCTAGTTTTACTTTTGCAAAACAATTTACGCTGCCTACTGATCCATTTTGTTTGAGAGTGTTAAAACTTTCAGATCCAGAAATAAAGTTTGAGCTTGAGGGTAGAAAAATTTTATCTGATGAAAGCACAATCAACCTGGTGTTTGTAGGTAAAATAACTGATCCAAACTTATACGACACCCTTTTGCTAGAAACTATTGTAGCTGCACTAGCAGCTGATATAGCTTATCCATTATCTGGTAGTATCAGCCTGGCATCGCAGCTTGCAACTTTATATAGAGATAAATTAAAAGAAGCTAGGTTTGTTGATGCAACTGAGGGTAATACAACTAATACTTCTAGCATCCAGGATAGCGAGGTATTAGCTGCAAACACATTTATTAATGCGAGGTTGTAAATGGCTAAGGCTTCACCTCCATTTAATAATTTTACTGCTGGTGAATTATCGCCCAGGTTAGAGGGCCGCACTGATGTAAATAAATATTTCAATGGCTGCAAAAAGTTACAAAACTTTTTAATACATCCTCATGGCGGTGCAAGTCGTAGACCTGGTACGAAGTATGTTAATACTGTTAAAACAAGCGCAAACTTTACCAGGCTAATACCTTTTGAATTTAATGTTGAGCAAGCTTATATACTTGAGTTTGGCGAGCAATATTTTAGAGTTCACAAAGATGGCGGCACTGTAGTTTCTGGTGGCAGTCCAGTGGAAGTCGCAACTGTTTATACAAGCGCTCAGGTATCTGAAATAAAGTTTACACAAAGCGCAGATGTTATGTACCTGGTGCATCCATCTCATCCAGTGCAAAAGATAACCAGGACAAGTCATACTGCCTGGACAATAACGGAAGTTAATTTTCTCCGTGGTCCTATGCAAGATCCTAACACGACAACTACAACATTAACTGCAAATGGCCGTGCTGGTAGTGTTACTGTTACTGCAAGCGCAAGCACTTTTGTTTCAACTGATGTAGGAAGATTAATAAAGCTGCATGATGGTTTTGCCAAAATAACAAACTTTTCAAGTGCAACCTCTGTTACTGCAACTGTCCAGGAAAATGCCGAGGGTAGAACTGAGCTGATGCCTGGTTACACTGCAACAACTATTGCATTTTTTGAGGGTGATCCAAGCTCAACTGGTTTAGAACACAATGATAGAATTACAGACACTGCTGGTAATTTTGTTACTGAGGGTTTTAAGGTAGGTCAAAAGGTAACTATATCTGGTGCATCAAATGGTGGTAATAATAAATCCACTGCCGTTTTATTAGTTCAGGTAACTGCTGATACAATATTATTTTCTCCAAGCGTGGATCTAGTAGACGAAGCGGCTGGACAATCAATAACAATAAATGGCGAACTTGAAGCTGATAACAATTTTAGCCTGGGTGCATTTAGTGCAACAACTGGCCATCCAGCAGCAGTAACATTTTTTGAGCAGCGCCTTGTTTTTGCAAATACAACGGCACAACCACAAACTTTGTTTTTTTCAGTAGGTGGCAGCTTTGAAGATTTTGCAGATGGTATAGATGCTGATGATGCTTTGACATATACTATTGGATCTAACCAAGTAAATGTAATTAGGTATCTGACCTCAAGTAGAGTTTTGATTGTCGGCACTAGCGGTGGTGAATTTGCAGTAAGCGCAAGCGGCTCAGCTGAACCTCTTTCGCCGACAAACGCTCAAATAAAACGCCAGGCAAATTATGGATCTGCAAATATCCAGCCTATCCAGGTTGGTAACGTAACTATGTTTGTTCAAAGAGCATCAAGAAAAGTAAGAGAGCTGGTATATAATTTTGATTCAGATAGTTACCAGGCTCCAGATCTAACTGTCTTAGCAGAGCATATTACTGATAGCGGCATAACTGAAATGGCTTATCAGCAAGAGCCAGATAATATTGTATGGTGTGTTTTAACTGATGGTCGTTTTGTTGGCATGACATATAGACGAGAAGAAAATGTTGTTGGCTGGCATGAACATATACTTGGTGGATCTTTTGGCTCTGGTAATTCTGTTGTTGAAAGTGTTGCAGTTATACCTGGTGATTTGGATGAAGATAATGTTTACCTGGTTGTAAAAAGAACAATCAATGGCGCAACTGCAAGATACATAGAAACATTTTCAAATTTTGATTTTGGCACTGATGTTGAAGATGCTTTTTTTGTTGATAGCGGATTAACTTATAGCGGATCCGCAGCAACAACAATATCTGGTCTAAATCATTTAGAGGGCCAAAGTGTATCAATCCTGGCTAATGGTGCAACTCATCCTAACAAAACTGTTTCCTCTGGATCAATTACTTTGGATAGATCAGTTACAAAAGCGCATATTGGATTAGGTTTTGATTCAACCTTACAAACAATGCGAGTAGATGCTGGTGGCACTGAGGGTACGGCCCAGGGTAAAATAAAAAGAATACATGATATTACATTGAGATTGTTTAGAACTGTTGGAATCCAGGTAGGTAGCAGTGAAAGTGAAATAGATAGAATACCATTTAGAAGCTCAGCTGATGATATGGACACTGCTCTTTCGATGTTTACTGGTGATAAAGAATTAGAATTTAGGGGTGGTTTTGATAATGATGGATTTATTGTAGTCAAGCAAAATCAGCCATTACCAACAACAGTATTAGCAATTTTTCCAAGGCTGCAAACTTTCGATCAATGATAGTAGCAGATTACAAGCCAGAGCATGGCCAGGAAATACTTGACGGCAAAATGAATAAAGGTGCGCCGCAGCACATAAAAGAACATTTGGATTTTGCAAAAGGACTTCATGTTCCTGGTCAATCATTTAGTGCAATAGATAATGGCCACCTGATAGCTTGCGGCGGTATCAAACAATTATGGCCAGGAGTTGCTGAAGTTTGGTTTTTATCAACTGACAAAGTGCATAGCCATGTAAGGCCAGTGATGAAAATAATTTTTAAGTATTTACCAAGGTTGATTGAAGAACAAAAATTGGTGCGAATCCAATCAGCAGTAAGAGTAGATTGGCCAGAAGCTCAAAGGTTTGCTCAGTTTATGGGATTAGAAAACGAGGGCCTTATGAGAAAATATGGTCCAGATGGTAGCGATTATTTTAGATATGCAAAGGTTTTTTAATGGGTATTGAAGCAGCAATAGCATCAACTGTAGTAAGTTCGCTGGTGGCCGCAAACGGCGCTAGAGCCGTGGGTAAAGCTCAGCAAGCAGCAAATAATTATAATGCAGATATTAATGAGCGTAATGCCCTGGCTAATGAACAAGATGCAGTGCAACTTAAAATAGCTAGCCAGCTTGACATTGCAAGATTTCGTAGGGAGTTTTCTGATCTCCAGGATGCAACAAGTCAGGCATTTAGATATAATGGATTTGTTGCTGAGGGTGGTACGCCATTGAAGATTGCCCTGGCAAATGCAAAAGAAGCTGATGAAGAAATAGCTATAAGAAAATATAATGCAGCGGTTGGTGTCCAGGAGCTTGAAGAAAGCGCCGTGCAAAATAGGATGCAAGCACAACTGAATAGATTATATGGATCAACTGCAAGAACTGCTGGTAACATAAACGCTGGTGTAAGTTTGTTAAGAGGGTTTAGCTCAGCTGCAAATATACAAGCTGGTGCAAATCTAAACAGACAATCAATTCAAAATAATATTAATTTACAAAAACAAACTGCGCAAACGAGGTTTGGTTAATGAAAGTACCTACTTATAATAGACAATCTGCCAGGACAACTGGCACTGGTGCAAGACAACTTTCAGTACAAGCTAGTCCTGGTGCTTTTTCTCAAGCAGCACAAGCAACTGCAAGGCTTGGTGAAGCTGCACAAACTGCATCTTTAAATGCTTTGCAAATTGCAGAACGTCAACAGACAGAAGAATTTAAGGCAGCAGAACAAAAGAAACTAGCTTTTTTTGAAGCTGAATTAAAAAATAAATATGAATCTGAGTTAGCTGACGGAACTTTAAAATATAATCAGGCTTTGAATGATGCTGCGCTTGAAGCCACAAAAATGGATCCCAGCCTTAGTAATAGATTTTTCAATGCAACTTCTGAAAAACTTAAAAAAGATTTATCAAAAGGTTTTTCAAGCAAAGCTGCTCAAAGAGATTTCTTAATAAAAGCAGACCTGGCTTTCACAAATAAAAGTGTGTCAGTGAGATCTAATACCTCAAACAGATTGATTAATGAACAAGCAGCGGTGCTGATAAACTCAATAGATCATTTTAAAAAACAAGCAGTAGTAGGTAATGCAGCAGAAAAACTTGAAGCTGCAAACGAATTGTTTGGCCAAAATGGTATTTATGCAAAGCTTGTTAGCCTGGGATATATGACAAATACTGAAGCTACTGTAAAACGTCAAGCAGCTCAAAAAGACATTCTAAAAAATTCTGTAGTAGATAACTTTCAAAAAATTGGAACTATTGAGGGAAAAGAAAAATTTATTGAAAACTTAGAAAAGAATCCGCCAGGCACAATGGATTCAGTAGAAGCAAGAGTTTTAGTTAGGAATCTCAAAACTGATATAAAAAATATGAAAGCCATAAATAAAACTCAAGCTGCATCATTAAAATTAGACCTAAATGATGTAAATAAAATTTTTAAAAAAGGTGGCACTGTTGATATTGAAGTAATCAATGGTTTGGAAAATAAAGCAAAGTCAATGGGTCCAGATGGTGTAGAATTAGTGGCACTAGCTAATAATTTAAAATTAAAAAAACAAATATTCGATGTTGCCAGGAAAACAAACATGGCATCTCTTACTGCTGAGATTACAAAGTATTCAACTGAGGGAATACCTGGAGCTGGTGCGGCTGGTGTAGATACATTGATTGAAGCAGAAATAGTAAACGATCTTAAAACTCTTGAAACAAATATGAGATCTGAACTTAAAAGAGATCCGCTTACTTTTGCTGAAAGAGCTGGTAATACAAAAATTACGCCTATAAATTTTGTTGAT